CTGGCGCGGCAAAGAAAATCAATGAAAATCAGCGAGCGCGGCGGAATATTGCTTTGGACACAACCCGAAATCGAAAAAATGAAAGAGCAGATAATCACCGAGATTGCCAATGAGAGCAACAACAGAATGACCCCCGAGCAAGAGCGAGTGAAAGACCTTGAAACTTTAAAAACCAAATACGCGGGCACGGCAAAAACAATTGCGCCGGCGGCACCCGTGCAAGTTACTAAACAGGACGTTATCGCTTCTTTGAAGGAGCGCGGCGCAAAAGTTGACGTTACAAAAACCAAAGAAGAATTATTGCAACAATTAATGGCGCTGGAAGAAACTGGCGCGTAAAAAACTATGTTACCAACGAATGGAGCAATTTTTAATCTAGTTCATACCCACGCGACCGCGGCCACAATCGCGGCGGCCGCAACCGAGGGAAAATCTCATTATGTGACCGATATTATCGTTTCCAGCGATAAGGCGGGATCGGTTTGCACCCTGACCGACGGCACAACAACTATCGGATTTCAAGTTGGTGCGGGTAATTTTGGCTATCAATTTAAAACACCGTTTAAAGGCGCTGTGGGCGCGGCGGTGACAATCGCCATTGACGGAACAAGTGTATGCAAGGTTAATATGTGCGGCGTAACTGCCTAAATCTATGCTTATTTGGAACACAATCCCAATCACAAATAAACTGGAGCGCGTTTTCACCGGCCGCTATAACGGCGTGGATATTATTTTGGAACCCGGCAAAACCCGGAATCTTCCAAGCGAAGTGAGCTTGCATTTGGCGCAACAGCTTTTTGAGGAAAGCAAGCGCGACAAGGAATATAATTTCGCCGACCGTGATGAATTTTTGGGAAAAGAAATCCAAACCGCGGACAGGTTTAATCATTTATCGTTTAAAGATCAGATCGCGCGGCACGAAGAAGAGTTTGAATTTTGGATCAAGCGAAAAGAAAAGGAATCGTTAACGCGTATCGACGCGGTAAATGAAATTATTAAAAATGTTTAACCAATTTTACGAAGAGTTCAAAAAAGACATCGATAAATTGGGTCAGGACACGTTTGCAAAATTGCAAACGAAATTTGACGAAATGTGGAAATTGGCGATCGGCGAATTGGACAAAACCAAAATCCAAAAACAGGAGGAGGTCAAACAGCTCGAAACGCAGTTACTCGCCAAAAAACAGGAAATTGATGTTCTGACCGCGGAAATTTTGCGCTTTAAAGACGCGGAAAAGAAATTGCAGGACAATTGCGCGGAATTGAAAGTGAAAACCGACAAAATGGCGGATATTTACCTGGGAGAAAAAGGGAAAGTTGAGGAATTGGCCAAGCGCGAAGCGGATATTGCCGAAAAAGAAAAAGCGCAAAAGGAAATGAGTTTGGAATTAAGCGTGCGCGAATCCCAAGTTTCGGAAAAAGAACAATCGTTAAAACGCATTTTGATTAAATTAAACCAATAAAATGGCCAGTGAAACCGCCAAAAAAGATAATAATAATCGCAAAGCGTCGCTTGGAATTACTGCTATTGGTGAAGAAACAATGGGATTTCGGCTCGATGATATTACAAAACGCAGTAAAACGGACGCGATTGCCGAGATTCAAGGATATACCGCGGTCGGGAATGGAATAAAAGCCGTAACAACCGCGGGGACTAGGGTGCAATTATCGGCAACCAGCGTGCCTTGCAAACGGGTGAGGATTACCGCGCTGGAAAGCAATACTGGCGTGGTGGTTGTCGGCGGGTCAACCGTGGTTGCGGCGTTGGCAACAAGGGCGGGAGCGCCGCTTTTTCCGACTCAATTCGAATGGTTCAATGTTTCAAATCTTAATCTTCTTTATTTAGACAGCATGGTCAATCTTGAAGGCGTAAGTTTTTATTATGAAAACTAAAATGAATAATTTTTTTAAAAATATTATATTGGCAGTTTTGTTAATAATTTTTATTGCTTCGACTGCCAAAGCCGCGGGCGAATTGTGGTACCCCGTCAGCGGTTATCTTAAACCAGTTTCAAGCGGTTGGGGTTTGGAGATACCTTCACTTGCCGGTGTCGGCAATCGTTGCGCCTACATTGACGCGAATGGCAAGTTTGCGGCCTCCGCGGCTGATTGCAATACCAGCTCCGCCCACAACCTCTTATCCACGACCCACGGTGATACTTTGGCCGATACTGTGGCCAGAGGCGATGTGATGGTTGGTAATTCAACCCCGAAGTGGTCTAGACTAGCTTTTCCCGCTTCACCTACAGGCAAGGTATTACAAGCCACCGCAACTGATGTAGCGTGGAGTGACAGCGCATTGGGTACAGCGGCTTTTACGGCTTCGACTGCGTATTTGGCCGCTAATGGCAAGGCCGCGGATTCTGATTTGCTGGATAGTCACGATACTTCATATTTTCAAACCGCGTTGACTTTTGGAATCGCCGACACCAACAAAGTCCAAATCAACGCCGCGGATGTGGCGGATAATGATTACGCTAAATTCACCACAACAGGTTTAGAGGGGCGTTCTTACTCGGAGTTGCTTTCTGACATCGGTGGGGCGACGAATACTCTTTCCAATCTTGGCACTGTGGCGATTAATACAACACTTGCAAGCGATACCGACAACACCGATTCATTAGGAACCGCCGCAATCGGGTGGTCAGATTTATTTTTGGGGAACGGTTCGGTAATTACTTGGTCAACTGCGCCGTCAACTGCGGACATGACGCTAACTCATTCGGCTGACACCCTAACATTTGCGGGGGGTACAGTGGCTCTGGGAACTGGACCGACTGCTACCAGCCCGGTATTCACCACCGACATTACCACGCCCAAGATTATCACCGCTTCCGGGGCTTTGACTTTGCAACCCGCCAGCGGTTCGGGGGCGACGATTACCCTTGCGACTACCGGAGATTTTGTTGTGAATACTGATGATTTGGTGGTTGATACTTCTGCCGGAAGGGTGGGGATTGGAACAACCAGCCCGGCCCAGGCACTCGATGTGAACGGTTATATCCATATGGGCAAGCTGTTCTACATCGATGCGGCCAGCGGCAATCCCGAATTTGACTTCCAAGAAGGCGGAACGACCAGATCCAAGACATATTACGACGTTACGAACAATCGTTTGACTTTCCAAAACAACGAAAATGACAACGCGGACGCGTTGTACTTTGCCGATCACGCCACTTTTTCTGGGAACAATACGATCAATGGCGTACTCACCGTCAGTGGCGCGAATGACAGTTCTTTTGTCGGAAATGTCGGTATTGGCGTAACCGCTCCTTTCACGATTGTAGAGATTCAGAACGGACTGACGACCACCGGCGCGGTTCTCACTTTATCTTCCAAAGAAACTTCCACTGTCGCCAATGACATCCTTGGCCGGATTAACTTCAGAGCCGCGCTTGACGCTTCAGGATCGGACGCCAATTTAACCGGTGCGTCAATCGCTGCCATTGCGGAGAATACATTTTCTTCATCTGTTAATGAAACTGGATTACAGTTTTCCACTGCAATATCTGGTGTGGCGACAGAAGTGATGAGAATTGACCATCACGGCAAGGTTGGTATCGGGACAACCGCGCCCGCGGCGATTCTCGAAGTCCAAAATAGTGCCGGAGTCGGTTCTTTACGGGTGACTGCGAATACGTCCAGTTATTCGACGGTTGATTTTTATACGGGCGCAACTTATGGAGCGCAATTCGCTTATTCTTCTTCAGATTCTTCGCTGCAGTTCTGGAACTATCAGAACGGTCCGGTATTATTCGCTTCCAACAATACTGAACGGATGAGGATTGCTGCGGCGGGAACCGTGACTATCGCTAATCTTGCGGGTTCTGGTTCGCGTACCGTTGTTGCGGACGCCAATGGGTTGCTTAGCGCACCTGCCAGCGATGAACGACTGAAAAAGAATATCACCCCAATTGGTTCCGATGTTGCGATGAAGATGTTGAGCGACCCGAAGATTCAGGCGGTAAACTTTCAATGGAAAGACGAAAAGAAAGGCGATTACACCGATTTAGGCTTTACCGCGCAGATGTTTGAACCCTATGGAGTGAAGGGGTTGACCTTCGAGGATAACGGAATCAAGGGTTTGAACTATGAAAAAATCACAACGCTTGAGTGGGAGCAAAACAAAGAGCAACAGAAACAAATTGAATCATTAACCGAACGCCTCAACAAACTTGAGGCTGTTTGCAATAAATAAAATGAACAAAAAAACTATCATCGTATCGCTCGTTATCGTTTTTCTGGCTTCAGGATGGGTCTACTACCTTGGATTGCAATTGCTCAATAAATTCTTGACCAACGCTTTCAACAACGGCATAGCCGCGGTTTTTGTTGAAGCCGTGAAAAGCGGATCGGTGACGCAAACTTTTAAAGACAAGGACGGAAAGGAAGTGGCGGTTACGCTGCAAGCGGTGCAACCGAAGGCAGAGGCGGGGAAGTCAGAAGTGGTCAAGGAGAATACGGAAACAATAAACAATTTAAAAAAATAATATGGATTTAAAAGAAAAAAAAGACAAATTGGTGGCGGAATATAACCAAAATTTAAAAGTTTTGGGACAGTTGGCGAAAAAAAATGAGCAGATCGCCGGTGCTTTGACTTTAATTGATGAGATTGAAAAAGAAAACGCTAAAAAACAAGAAGATGGCACAATTCCCAATCCAAATCCGGAGGCACAAGGGGTTTGCCCCGAAGTGGCACAAAAATAGTTATCCGGCATACGGCAACATCGAGCAGGCAGGCGATATGAAAAATATCAGCCTTTTTGATCCTTCTTGCATGGCGCCGGGGCCGAAATTGGTTGACCTGACCGCGGGAACGGAGGTAGGCGCGGTCACAACATTAATCCGGGGCATTTCCAAGGCCGCCGTGGCTTCAAATGTGGCTTATGCAACCGGAGGCGCGTTGTTGCATAAATTCAGTGCCACGGCGGTTATTAATGCCGGTATCTGGCCGCATTCGATCGCGGGGACGGGAGTTTCGGGCGAAGATGTTTGCCATTATAACAGTCAACTTCTTTATTCCTACAATACGTCAACCGCGGGCAATATTGGGATGTTCAATCTTGACGCAACTTTCGATGATGATTGGTGGACATCGGCGCTGGTAGGTGCGGCATTGAGCGCCACAAGTCATCAGATGATCAATGGCGGAGATGACAATGTCTATATCGCCAATGGACGATATGTTGCTTCTTTAGACGGCACAACGGACGTGGCGCAAGGTTTGGATTTATGGGCGGATTGCGTTGTGGAAAGCTTGACCTGGAATGATGACTTGGTCTATATCGGTGCAAACCGGCCGAATATTTCCGGCGCAAATAACAATCAATCGGGAATATATCGATGGGACGGGTTTAGCGATACTTGGGAGAACAATCCGGTGCCGGTTGAAGGAAGGATTGGCGCATTATTGACTGCGCTTGGGACGACATTCTGCTGGTATCAATGTTTTGATTTTGATGGTACGGCGATCAATTTTTTTGGCTATGTTTCCGGAAATAAAGTTGAACCGTTGCGATCGTTTGACGGAACCTTGCCTGCTTATTATCAGGTTTCAAAAATTGGCAGTTCGGTCGCTTTTGCGGCGGGTTCGGAAATTTACGCTTATGGTCCGATCGACAATGAAACGGACGTTGATTTTGCTTATCTGGCAACGCCGGTGCATACGTCTAGCGTGGGCGGGATTTCTTGCCCGTTCGGGAAGTTGATCGCGGCATCGCACAATTCGACCACCGGATACAGCCTGGCGGTAGCCAATGGTTACGCAACGGATTCAAACTACAAAACCAAACAGTTCATGAGTTCGGGTCCGGAAAGAACGTCAAGAGTGGATACTATTGTGGTTAATTTTGATGTTTTGGCAAGCGGCGCGCGCGTGGATTTGACCTTGCGCGACAATAAAGGGACGGCGCTTTGGACAGGCACAATTTCTTTTGCGGTTGATGGCGCGGTGACAAAAAAAGTTTTCCATCCCAAATGTAACGCGGAAAACTTCCGGTTGGAATTTGACCACACCAACGGAAGTACCAGCGCGCCGGTGAAAATTCGCGAAACATTCATTGATGATGTCAATTTAAGAAGTCTATAATTTTATGAAATCTTTTTATAATCTTTATTCTTCACTTAAAACCAAGTCCGCCGATGAGAGCACCGCGCAAGTGGCGGAATTCAAGCAAAATATCAACGATACGCAAGGGTTGGTTTTAAGTGCCGCGCCGTGGCCGTTTTTGGAATATAACGGCACAAAAACCACGATTGACGGCACAAATTATTATCAAATTCCGAATACTTTGCGGAAAATAAATACCGTGATCGTTACGACCGCGGGCGGCACGATTTACCGGCCAACACCGATCGAGGACGCGGGATTTTGGAATTATTTACTTTCTTTGAACAGCGGGGAATCGGATGTTTGCCAGTATTATTACCGGCTAGGAAATTTGCTTTATTTATATCCGACACCGGCAACGACCGGAAGCACGATCACGATCAAGGGGCGCAAGCGCGGCAAGGAATTGAGCCAGGACGATTACACGACCGGCACGATTGTAACTGCGACAATCACCGACGAATCGATTGTCGGAAGCGGATCTAGCTGGTTGACGCGCAAACCTTGTGATAATCAGTTTTTGCGGATCGATGGCGTTACCGGCGATTATCGCTGGTATGAGATCAGTTCAATCACAAGCGACACGGCTTTGGAATTGGTAAAGCCATATGAGGGAGCAAGTATCGCCGCGGGAACGGAAACCTATACCATCGGCGAGTTTTCGCTAATACCGGAACAATATCACGACCTGATGATCTACCGGCCGTTGGCGCTTTATTTTTCGCAAAATGAACAGGACGTGAATCGCGCGGACAGATATTTTATGCTCTATGATGGAGGTTTTGAGCGCGGCCTTTCGCCGGTCCGGGGCGGATTGTTGGGGCAAATGTTTAAAAATGAATTGCAAAAAAACGAAGGTATGTATTTAGATCCTTCGCCGGACACGACGCAAAATATCAATGATTTCAGGATCGATGATCACATCGGCGGCGAATCTTGGTAATTTATTTTTATGGATTATTCAAACGTCAAACAAACTGAATACAAAACATTCAAGCAGATTTTGGAAGAAGCCAAATTCGGCGGCGTTTTGAATAATTATTACATTTCCGGTTCCAAAATTGACGGCTCTACCGATATTGCCGGGACAGACGCTAAAACTATGTCCCAGACTGTCGCGGACGTGGCTGGAGTAATTATCGACCATCATTTTATTGATGACGCGCTAAACACTGCAACCAAACAGATTTTGGGCGAATTTACTTTTGGCGCGAGCGGTGGGCTGAAGATCATAACCGATGAGAGCAATGGTATTTGGTTATCGCCCACAGGCATATTGGTAAAAGTTGCGGGAGCGACCGTGGCTGCTTTTTACGGCGATGGGGAGATGGGCGTTGTTTCCGCCAGTATGATCGTCGCGGGAGAGATCGTGAGCCAACAAATCATATTGGCATATACAAATAATGCAGGCGATTGTTATATCGCTTCAACTGGATTCAATGCCGCTACTTGGGACGGTAACGGCGTAGTGGCGATGGGAATTGATGATTCAGATAATAATTATGCGAAATTGTTTGCTGGAAATATATCGGCTGGGAAATATATTAAATGGAACGGTACGGAGTTGGTGCAAGCCGGGAAAACAGTGGTCGCGGGGGCGGTAACGGCAGGAGAAAATTTGACTAAAAGAGGGAGCGTTTGGCCCGCGGTGATAATTTCCAACGGTGATAGAACGGAACGGATAAGATTGTTGGGAACTGGAACTCAGTACGAAGCTATAGTGGGTGCAACTGGAGTTGGCGGTTGGGCGAAATATGCGACAAAATTCAATCCATCCGGTTTAAAATTAGACTCTACCAAAATTAGACTTAAAAAAGTTGGCACGCCCGTAGATAATTTACGGATTGGAATTCAATCCGGGTCGGCGTCGGCCCCAGACGGAACTTGGGCCAATGGAACGGCTTTTGCCGATAAAGCAGGTGGAGATCTGACTACGGATTACGTTGAATATGATTTAGCTTTGGGAGCTTCGGCTTTGCAGTATGCGGAAGGAACATATTATTGGGTGGTTGCAGAACGAAGTGGCGGCAATGATAATTCAAATTATTATTTAATTGATTGCCATGAAGTTTCTGTGGTCAATTACGGACAAACTATTTATTATCACAATGGTTCATCTTGGGTGTCCGCGCTTCCTAATTATTCTTTTGACGCAAAATTATTTTTAACTCCAACGGCGGGGAAAATATATTATTCCTGCTCGTTAGATACAGCAGGAACCGTAGGATTTGTCGGATTCGCTAATGAAGAAGTTGACGCAGATGAGTCGGTTCCGATTTGCATTCAGCAACAAGACGGATTTTCTTCGTTGGAACCGGGTGAACCGTACGGCTTAAAAAATATTGCCGGGCAAATATCCGTAGCCGGGGAAGGAGACTCAAAAATAGGTCGGGCGATAAATTCTACTACTCTTTTAATTACTCCACACATTTAATTTTAAAAAAAATGGCACAAATCATAAATTATAATACTAATACAGGCCAGAAATTAAAACCCGGAGAATCATTTGTCGATAAGGCAAGTGGCAAGACCATGACGCAAGGGACTGTTTTTGGCACGAATAACAGCGTTATCAATACCGTTAAAAGCAGTTTGCCGGTAAATACACCTGTGACAGGACAAATTAAATACGCGGGATTACCTCAATCCCAACTTGACGCAATTAGCAAATCAATAGGCAATATCAGCAAACAAATTCCCGGAATATCCGCGGGAATTGCTAGTTTGCCAAAAACCAACCCTCTAACATCGGAGCCGTTTAAAACAAGCGATCTGTTCGGCAGTATAGATACGACCGGATCGGCAGGCGCGGAAGCCGATATAATTTCCCGGCTTTCCAAAGCTTTGAGTGGTGCGAACAGTTACAAACCGACAACTTTTGACTATGCTGCAGAAAAAGCGAAACTCGAAAACGAGCGCGGCGTTTCCACGCTAAAGACGCAGGTGGCGGATTTTGACACGGAATTAACCAAGACCAAAGATTTACTGGCTAACCTTAAAAGCCGGATTCAAGGCGATATTGATATTGAAAGTAACCGACTGGCGCCCAAGGGCATCCAGATCGGCCGCCAAGCAGTCATAGAACGCCAAGGATCGCGCGAGGTGGGCGATACGACCAATGCCTACAATGCGATCGTTGATACCCGCAATCTTGCCGAAAAGCGCCTTGCTAGCGAGCAGGAGGGTATTTTGGCGGATTTAAACGCCCGGGCGGCATCGAATACCGCGGCCAATGAAGCGGCACGCGCCGCGGCTTATGATCCGCTGACGTTGTTGAAGACGGAATTGGAGGCACGGCAATCAACGAATGATTTGCTGGGGTTAAACAGTAAGGCGGAGGCAATAAAACTATCGACAATCCAGGACGATTCGGGGAATGTCTATTCGTTCAATCCTGCGACCGGGGAAACCAAAAAGATTATTGATGGGAGCGGGAAAGTTTCAAGCGATAAAATCCAAATCGTAGGCACGGAAAACACCGGATATTTTGCCTACAATATGAGTACCGGCGAAAAGAAACAAATTATTGGAGCGGTTTCACCGATCGCGGGAACGGTAACGGCGGACACCGCAAAAACAGATAAAGCCCAAAGTGTTTTGGACGCGATTGACTCAATCAAAACAAGCAGCGGATCAACCTTGGGGATGAGTTCGATATTCCCGGTAATTCCCGGAACAAGTCGTGTCGGATTTGAGGAGAAAGTATCGCGATTGAAATCATTACTGACTTTGGAAAATATGGGGGTTATGAAGGGAGTTTTGTCGGATAGCGACATGAAAGTCATTAAAAGCGCATCAACGGCACTTAATACCAGCATGAATAGCACTGATTTTTATGCGGAACTTGCGCGAGTGGAAGCGATAATGCGAAAAGTGGCCAGCGCGGGGGTGCAAACATCAACTAACGCCGGTAAAACTTCAACCGGAGCCGGTTGGACAATAATACAATAATATGCCCAAAGTAAAATTCGATAACGGAACAATCGTTGAATTTGACCGTATGCCTACCCCGCAGGATATTGAGGAGGTAGCGAATCAGCTTGGAATTAATAAACCGGCTCAATCAAAGCAATCCGATCTTCTTTCGGATTTAAATGCCCGGGACGCGGAAAGCAAAAAATCATTACTTGAAAAAACAGGTGATTTTATTGGTGTTAGCAGTCTTGGAAAAAGTATTGGCGTGGCATTATCAAGATTTACGCCGGAGGTGCACGATCTTGAAAAGAAAATAGCCAGTGGTAATGCAAGTAACGAAGAATTGCAAGCGTACCAAGATATTATTGGAAGTTCGCCGATCCAAGACACCAAAAGCGCGCTAAAGGTTGGCGCGGGCACGGCTTTGAGTGTGGCCAGCAATCTTGTAGGAGGCGGCGCGACCAAAAACGTGGCGGGGGCTACGTTGAAAGGCCAGATGTTGCGCGGATTGGGCGCAGGCGCGCTTGGCGGCGCAAAGGCGAGCTTTTTAGGCACTGCGGGGCAAAATTTGCAACAAGGAAAAACGGTTGACCAGTCGGTCGCCGAAGGCATATCCAGCGGGCTTCAGGGGGGCGTCCTGGGCGGTTTGGTGGGTGGAGGCGCTCCATTGGCCGGAAAGGTTATTAGAAAGGCGATTGGAGTGAAACCGGCGGCAGGAAGTTCTATTATGGATGAGGTCGCAAAAAGCGCGAGAAAGATAGAAGGGACGGGAATAAATACCGGAATCAGCAAACTTCCGAACAGAATTGCCCAAAATGTCGCCGAAGGCGCGGAAAAGAAAGTCGCGATGGCAAACGCGCCGGCGCAGGTTCGGAACGCATCGGCTGCGCAGATTGATGATGCGTGGCTTGATATGGTGAAGGAGGCGAGTTATGAGGATAATTTAGCAATGAAGCAAATGATCCAAATGGCTAAAAACAGTCAAGGAAAACTCGTAAAAGAGCGCCCAGTTTCAATCGCCGGTAAGAGTGTGCTTGACCGTGTTAATTTTTTGAAAGGAAAGCGCACGGAAGTTGGCCGCGCTATTGGAGATGTGAAAAAGAATTTGCCGGATAAGCAGGTTGATATTACCGGAGAGGTTGATGATTTTATGGGAAAATTAGATGGAATAGGAATCAAAATTGGAAAAAAAGGAACCCTTGATTTTACCGATTCCGCGCTAAATACGCCATATAGCAACGAAGACAAAACATTACTTGATTTTATTTGGAGCGAAATAAAACCCGATAAGAATGGGGTTTCTTTCCGAACTCCAAAAGCGTTGGATATGTCCAGATCAAGAATACAAAGCGCATTAAGTTCTAAACCGAAAAATATCGGTGAAACTACTTATGCGGAAACATTGGCGCAGGGGTTGAGGAGCGCACTTAAAGAAAAAATAAAAGATGTTGCCCCGGCATATAAAAAATTGAGTAACCAATACGCGGAAAACACAAAAACATTACAAGATTTTTATCAATATATCGGTAAAGAGTGGAATAAAAAAGGCGGGAATATCACCGACTTGCGGGCAGGTGAAGTGATGAATCGGATATTGGGTAACGCCGCAGCCAAACCGCAATATATTTTACAACAGTTGGAAGAAGTGGCAAAAAAGGCCGGACGGGAAAAAACAGATGATCCTTTGTTTCAAGTGGCGTTTTCCGATTTATTGGAAAATGTTTTTGGGTCGACTCAGCCACGCAGTTTGGGCGGCCAGGTTGAGCGTGCAACGATGAGCGCATCGGAAAAAATAAATCTTGCGAATTTAGTAAAAAGCCCGCTACAAACAGCGGGGCAGATAATAGATAAATTCGGGACTGGTGATAAGCAAAAACAGCAGGCACTTGAGGATTTAATTGATTATTATTTAGGGCAAAAAAAATAATTTATTTACTTTCATTTTTAGGTCGTTTTTGTTCAATGTAGTAATCAACCAAACCTTCCAATGCCTTAATTCTTTCCTCTCTTGTCGGCGTGTGCGCCAAAACATACAAAGACCAGCAGAAAGCGCAAAAAAGCCATAAAGACAACAAAAAAAACGGGAGGTACCAGTGAGCGAAAAGCAAAATGAGATCAATTATGCAAAGCGCAGCAAACCCAATTATACCCATAAATTTATGAAAAAAATTAAATGTCCATTCGATTTCTCCCGCGATTTTAAATATAAAACTCAGAAAGACGGATCGGTTATCATTACTACTGAAAAGGGAAACAAAGTTAAAATTACTCCAACCCGCGAATTAATCATTCTCAAATAAAACCGGGTTGTTTTTGACGAATTCGTTTATCGCGGATTGAACAAGCAGTAATTGTTTTGCTGATAAAGATGGGAGAGGAACGGCCTTTTTATCATTCATAAATAATATCATTAATTCAGTATCGTGAATATTGCCGAGTCGCAAAATTTTAACTTCATTGATCTCCATAAAAATATGTAAAATTTACTTGATTTTCCCCAATTAACGGCTATAATACAGAATTAGCCGCTTCAGTCAAGCAAGCTTGATGAAAGCTTGAGCAATCTGGAAAATAACATCCGACGGGATTAGGGTTTTCCGGGACTCACGGGGTTGTTGGAGGAATCGACGGATTTCTTTAACCGCTCCAAAGCTTTCTTGACCGAGGCGACTATCTCAGCATCATTATGGCCGTTATCAACGGCTTTTTTGATTTCATTCAAAACTTGGGATTTTTTAGTGAATTCTGGGAGTAAGTATTTATAATCTCGTTCATAATTTGCAGAATTATCCTCCATAAATTTAAATTAAAACCGGCTTTTATTCAGCGATAATTCTACCAGAAATTACCGCCGGATAAAAACCGGCTTTGGCCCTGGTAGAAGCCATTAAAAGATTATAACCAATAACGAATAATTGTCAATATGGAAACAGAAAAACCCAAATTCATCAGTTTTCAGGATGTGAAGTTTGTCA